CTTTTCGCAGGCGGTTCAGGTGCGGGATTAGCGGGTGGAGGTGGTTTGATGGGGGCAACAGGTTTATATGCGGCGGGCGCTTATGGTTCGGCGGCTCTCGGTCTTATCGGTGCGGGTTTAGTTCTTAGCGGTGTTAGTGGGATGTTGTTCCCAGTTCCAAAACAACCTGAATTTTCTAGTGAAGAAGATCCGCGTTTATCGTTTAGCTTTTCAGGGACGCAACAAACAAGCCGGGCCGGAACGCCAGTCCCGATTGTATATGGAGAAATCTTCACCGGCTCAGTCGTAATTTCTGGCGGTGTTGATACGGAGCAAGTTCAAGCATGACCGATAAAAATAAAATTATTCGCGGTTCAGGTGGTGGAGGAGGTTCGCCGCCGCCCCCAAGACAACCGACAAAAACACCTGATACGCTTCACAGCAAACAGTTTGCAACTTTTCTTGATCTTATATCAGAAGGAGAGATTGAAGGCTCTGCAACCGCTTCAAAAGAAGGCTTAACAGATAGAACAACAACAGCTTATACAAATGCATATTTAAAAGATGTTTTTTTAAACGATACGCCAATTTTAAAATCATCTGCTAATTCAGCAAGTCCCGCTGATACTGATTTTAATTTTCAAAATGTAACTTTCACTTCGCGTTTTGGTACTGCGAACCAAACAAAAATTGATGGTATCGAAAGTTCTTCTTCAATAACACCTGTCGGCGTAGTTGTTACCGCATCTTCGCCAGTTACAAGACAGATTACAAATACAAATGTTGATCGAATAAAAGTTACTGTTAGCTTCCCACAAATACAAAAAGCAACAACAGAAGGCGATTTATTAGGTTCTTCTGTTCAATTAAAAGTTTCTGTTCAATATAACAGCGGCGGTTACACAGACGTTATTACAGATACAGTTACAGGGCGCACCGCTGACGCTTACCAAAAGGATTATTCAGTAAAAGTTACAGGTTCTTTTCCTGTTGATATAAGAGTTTCAAGAATAACAGCGGATTCAACAGATTCTTCTTTGATTGATTCTTTTCAATTTGCAAGTTTTGCAGAAATTATTGACGATGCAAGCACTTACGCAAACTCAGCTTACAACGCAATAAGACTTGATTCTCAACAGTTCAGTTCTATTCCACGCCGGAAATTCCGTATTCGTGGAATTAAAGTAAGGATTCCGGGCGCGGGTGCATCAAGTTCAGGAACACCGACTGTTGATTCTGCAACAGGTCGAATTGTTTACCCAGACGGATATATTTTTAATGGTGTTATGGGTTCGGCAGTTTGGACAAGTTGCCCTGCGATGATACTTTTAGATTTATTAACTACAGAAAGATATGGTTTTGGAACACATATTGCAGACGCAAACCTTGACTTGTTCTCCTTTGTAACCGCGTCAAAATTTGCAAACACCCTTGTTGATGATGGTTTTGGAAGTCAAGAAGCAAGATTTTCTTGTAACGTAAATATTCAATCTTCAAGTTCCGCTTTTGATTTAATAAATGAACTTTCGGGCGTAATGCGTTGTATGCCAATTTGGTCAACCGGCAGTATTTTATTAGCTCAAGATTCCCCGAAAGATGCTTCATATTTGTTTTCTTTGGCAAATATCTCAAGCGATGGTTTTAATTATTCAGGTTCAAGTTTGAAACAAAGACATTCAGTAATATCTGTCAGTTATTACAATATGGATTCGCAAGATATAGATTATGAAGTTTTTGAAAATACAACCCTTGTTAATAAAATTGGAACTGTTATTAAGCAAGTAAAAGGTTTCGCGTGTACATCAAGGGGTCAAGCGCAAAGATTGGCGAAGGCAATTGCATTTTCAGAAGCTAACGAATCAGAATTAGTGACATTTACAACATCAATGGATGGCGGATTAATGGTCAGGCCGGGCGCTGTTATAGAAATCAATGACCCAGTTCGCGCAGGCGTAAGGCGATCAGGAAGACTTGCAGGCGTTACATCAACAACAGTTGTCACAGTAGACGATACAGAAAATACAGATTTACCGACAACAAACAGCCCGACTTTATCTTTAATTTTGCCAGATGGTTCTGTCGAAACTAAAGACATTTCAGATGTAACAAATGGCGTTGTTACTGTTTCTTCAGCTTTTAGCCAAACACCGAATGTAAATACAATTTATTTAATTCAAAATACAACAGTCCAAGCCCAAAAATTTAGAGTAATAACAGTTGAAGAAACTGATTCCGTAAATTATACAATTACAGCTTTATCTTATATAAATGAAAAATACGCTTTTATTGAAGATGGTGCAACTTTACCAACAAGAACAGTATCAAAATTAAATGATTTACAGCCGCCGCCTTCTAACCTTTCAGCGGTTGAAACAATAGTCCCAATTAATAATCAAGCTGTTTCAAAAATATTTTTAAGTTGGCAACCAATAACAGGAGTAATTGAATATCAAGTAAATTATCGTTTTGAAAATGGTAACTATTTTACAGAAAAAGTTTCAAGACCTGATTTTCAAATAATGAATAGTCAACTTGGAACATATGAATTTCAAGTTTTTAGTTACAACGTAAACGCGCAACTTTCAGCAACTTCAAACGATTTAACTTTTATTGCTGTCGGTAAAACTGCACTTCCAGAAGATGTTACAAATGTAACTGTTGAACCTGTAAACGATCAATTTGTAAGATTACGTTTTGACAAAGCAACAGATGTTGACGTAACCCACGGAGGTAACATAGTGTGCCGCCATTCTAATTTGACAGACGGAACTGGCACGTTTACAAACTCGGTTGATATAATCCCCGCCCTACCGGGCAACGTATCAGAAACATTAGTCCCCGCAATTGAAGGAGAATATATTTTGAAATTCCGCGATGATGGCGGACGTCTTAGCTCTGGCGAAACATCTGTTGTCGTTACTATTCCCGATGCAATTCCAAAACTTGCAATATTAACAGATAGAGAAGATACAGATTCAACACCTTTTAACGGTTCAAAAACAAATGCATTTTTTGATTCAACTTTAAATGGGTTAGTACTTGGGTCAACGACAGAAATTGATTCTGTAGGGCTTATTGATTCTTTGTCTTCTATCGATTTTCTTGGAGATATTGCTTCTTCTGGTAAATACGATTTTGTAAGTAATGTTGATTTTGGCGCAAAACAAGTTGTGAATCTAACCCGTCATATGGTCACAGAATCTTTCTATCCTAATGATTTAATTGATTCAAGAACTGCCTTAGTTGATGTCTGGACAGATATTGACGCTCAAACGGCTTTTGATACTAATGCTCGTTTGTTAGTTTCGCAAACAGATCGCGATCCTGATTTGTCGGTTTCTGGTACTTATGCACAATCAGGAACAACAATAACCATCACAAAATCCACTCATGGATACGTTGCGGGAAGTGTTGTTGTCGTTGATTTTACTTCAGGAAATGGCGTTGACGGTGAATATCAAATTCAAACAGTTCCTAACGTAAATACTTTCACATTAACAGGCACAACAAGCCAAACAACAAGTGGAAATTGCACTTATGGCGCTGATTTTACACAATTTGAACCGATGGCAAATGGAACATTTATTGCGCGAGGTTTTAAATTCAGGGCAGAACTTACAAGTACAGATCCCGCGCAAAGTATTTTAATAAAAGAATTAGGATATTCTGCAAATTTAATAAGAAGAACAGAATCGCCGACAGCCGTTATTGCTTCAGGAACTTCAAGAAAATCTGTTAGTTTCATTAATACATATTTCACAGGGACTTCAGAGCTTGGCGGGTCAACAACAGCCCATCTTCCGACAATAGGAATAATTCTTGAAAATATGGAAAGCGGAGATTTTTTCAGCCTTCACAATATTACAGGAAGCGGATTTGATGTAGACGTAAAAAATGGATCTAGCTTTGTTAATAGAAATTTCAGATATACCGCTGTCGGATTTGGGCGTGGTTCCTAATATTAAGATATACTTAGATAAAAATAGTTAAGCGATGGCTACACATGACTATGTACTAGATAATGCTACGGGAGCGAATTTCCGGGCAGATTTAAATTTAGCTCTTGCTGCGATTGTTAGTAATAATTCATCATCATCCGAACCTAGCACAAAATACGCTTATCAATGGTGGGCGGATACTAATGACGGTGTTTTAAAAATTCGCAACAGCGCAAATAATGCTTGGATAACACTTTTACAATTAGACGGAACTTTAACTTTAGAAGATGGCTCTGCAAGTGCGCCCGCTTTAGGTTTTAGAGATGATTTAAATACAGGTATTTTTTCAAGTGCGGCTGATACATTAGACGTTACTTGCGGTGGAACTACAAGAGGAAGTTTCAGTTCTTCAGGATTAGCTGTTACAGGAAATGTTTCTGCTACTACCTTTGTCGGTGATGTAGATGCAAATAATGGTGATTTTGACGGAACTCTTGAAGCTGATGCAATCACTGTCGCTGGGACAGCTTTAAATACTGTTATTGCAGGGGTAGCTTCGACAAATGTAACAGTTGCAGATGAATCATCAGATACAACTTGTTTTCCGCTATTTGTAACAGCGGCAACAGGCGACCTACCGCCAAAGTCGGGGTCTAATTTAGCTTTTAACTCTTCCAATGGTACATTGACCGCGACGGCTTTTGCAGGTGATGGTTCTGCATTAACAGGGGTCGGGGGTACAACAATAAATAGCAATGCAGACAATAGAGTTATAACTGGATCAGGAACTGCTAATACTTTAAATGGTGAATCAGGTTTAACTTATAATGGTTCAATATTTACAGTCACAGGTCAACTTGTAGCTTCATCAGTTATTACAGCAAATAGCTATTTACAAGGTAATACGAGTAATGGTGGGTTTTTATTTTATAGTGATAGTTCAGCAAGCAAGGGAGTTATCTTAGATACAGATGATCATTTAAGACCTACAAATAATGATGCACAAGATTTAGGTGGTTCATCATATCGTTGGAGAAACATCTACACCAATGACCTTCATTTATCTAATAAAGGACATAATAATGATGTTGATGGAACTTGGGGGAGTTATACTATACAAGAGGGTGAAGAGGATTTATTCTTGCTTAACAAACGGAACAACAAAAAATATAAATTTAATTTAACGGAGGTAAAATAATGTCTATATTTTTAGGTGGTACTGGTAGTAGTAACGAGCTTCACGACTACGAAGAGGGAACTTGGACACCCACAATTAATAATGGAACATTTTCAGGCTTTTTACAGACTGTATATACAAAGATTGGAGATATGTGTTATTTGCACGGAGGTTTACTTTTTACTAATAATACTACCAGTAGTTCATCTGTAATAATTTCAAATCTCCCTTTTACTGGTGCATCAAGTCAATATACTGGGACTGTTTGGTTAAGAAGAACATCGACAGGTAACAAACCTTATATTTGTCTTATTGGTCAAAGTGGTAATACATCATTATCAGTGCATCATCACTCAAATGGTAATGATATGGGAGGTGATTTGATATATAGTAATTTTCAACATAATTCTACATATTTTCAGTTTTCGATTGTGTATAAAGTAACAACTTAGACCGAGCTATGTCTAAAAACTAAGCCTAAACCTGTTTTAATCGGAGATTAATCCTAATGGCACTTACAGAAACAATAGAATATGATCGCATTGAAGTGGTCACTGTACGAAAATGTGTACAAGTTAGAAAAGCTACAGTTATTTCAAAAGATGGAGTTGAATTGACTAGAACATTTGAAAGATGGGCATTAGAGTGTGGAACTTTAGATGATTCTAATAATTTAGTTGATACTGATATATCGTCACAACCTGCGGAAGTTCAGGCTGTGTGCAATGCAGTTTGGACAGATGATGTAAAACTTTTACATAAAAATTATTTAATAGCACAAAAAAACAGTTAAAAAATTATGAACCATAGAGAAAAACTAGAGCAACTAGCCTTAGAAAAGCAAAAGTTAATAGCCCAACTTAACGAGATTGAAGGGGCGATGAAGTATGCGATTCAGTGTTTGCAGTCTGAAGCGACATCCGAACAATCCCTGCCATCAGATACAAAGGCATCAAAGCAACCAGAAGAAACAGAGTTGTCAAAGTCAAAGGCATAACCAACATTCTTAAAATCTCTTTAATCATGGCAAAAATTTCTCAGATATTATCTATTTTAAGTTTTATACTTAGCGCGTCAACTGTCGGCGCAGGCGTCTACGGTTACATGATGGTAACAAGTGAAGATTTTAAAGAAAAGATGATTCAAGAAGTAATCAGTAATATAAAAATGCCAGAAATGCCAAAGATGCCAAAAACAACAGGCGGTGTTTCTCCTTTTAAAATTTAAATAGTTGACAAACCTATTTAATTATATTATAATTAAAGTGTAAGGCAAACCAAGGCAAACCAAATGAGATTCGTTGATTACACCACACACAACAAACAGCCAATTACTGTTAAAGAGGTTGAGCAAAAAATTGCTGATCTTGAAAATACATATCAAGAATTTGGTTTTGGTATTACTTGCGATGCTTTCTTTAATGAACTTGCTGTTTTAGACGGTTTAATGGATGAAGCTGTTGATTTTGAAAACTGGCAAAAACAAATGCAAAATTAATTTTTAGATTTTGGAAATACCAGAAATAAATATTCCTAATATAGATATTCCTGAACCTATACATATTGAACCGCCAATCGTTGTTAATACGCCCTTAACGATTGATATGGGCGTTCCTGTCATTGATGCGCCTTGCGCTGTTATACGCGATTCTGTAACAGGTGGGAGCGATCATTTCAATAATGATCCCGATGGCAATGTCGCGATATGTGATGCAACAGCCCCTTTTTATTTTGCGCCTGATTATTCACCGACTGCAAAAATAGTTACACCGAAACAGAATACAAATACAGAAGCGCCAGAAATTCCTGATATAAAAACGCCAGAAATTCC